GAGCTGCCGATCTTGGCGTAGTAGCCCGAGCTGCCGATCTGTGCGGAGTCGCCCGTACCAATTTCACTTTTCGGCATATTATCGATTGTCTGTTCCTTTGTGTAATCGATACACGCCTTTACAAATCCAGCGAAGCTCAGCTTCGCGCCGATATGCAGTTTCTTCGCCGCAAATTTCCCGTCACTTCCGGAAACTGGCGGATCGAGCGCTTCAACTTCTGCGAAATCTGAAAACTTCCCGTTTTCACCTACGAGATCGTAGAAGTTAAGGGTATCGAAGGGGTTGACGCAGTAGTGCATCATTCCTTTGCCGCAGATCGCGCCATCTGCCTCTTCGTAGTCCGTGTTCTCGGCATACTGCTTGCCTCGGCAGATCATACCGGGCGCAAATGCCTTGTAGCCTTTTGCATTTTCCATAATGTTTCCTCCTTCATTCATGCTGTCTTTTGTTCAAATCCCAGCGCCCCGGCCAGCTCCGAGTCGCTGTATTCATCCCTTACATAGTCCCCGAAGCACTCCGTATGTACCAGCACTCCGTTGCAGCAGAAGCACTCAGTTCCTTCATAGATGTCTTCCCGGCAGTATGCGCACTGGCCGACGATTACCGGCTCCGGCTCGTCGATGCCGAGATAGAGGTTCTCACCATCGTATCCCACGGCGTTTCGCCTCCTTTTCCAAGAGCTTTTCGCACAGGCTCTGCACGCTTGCACAGTGCATAGCCTCGCAGAGCTGCTGCAGGACTTCTGCGCCGCCGTCCGTCAGGCGGAAGTAATACCGGTTCGTCTTCTTCCGGCGATCCGCGCGGTTCTTCGGCGCGTCCAACGCCTTGATCGCCGCGGCTGCCTCCGGAACAAGCTGCACACCGTATTTCTCCGGCGCTTCGCACTGAGAAAGCAGGCATTTGTTGAACTTCGGGTAGTCGGCCCGATGTACCGCATCGACGCAGGCTTTCGCACCGTGCCGGACGCGGGAATCCGTTAAACTTGACATAGGTTCCTTTCTGCCCTATAATAAAGGCGTCTTAAGTTTCCTTTTGGCCTCTGTCGCGTTGCCGCGCGGCAGGGGTCATTTTTTGTTACGCCAGCCCATACAAGAGTGTGACGAGCGCGACGAAGCCAGTCACGACGCATTCATACGTCATTTCCGCCGTCCCTGCCATTGCTGACAGGATCATCGCTGCGCCGCTCACCCAAAGGCACAGGCCCTTGACGATCCGCCGCGCCGCCTTGCGGGCCTCCAATTCCTCCCGCAGCCGTTCCCGGCGCTCCTCCAGGCTTTCCCCTTCAGGAATTTCCGGCGGCTCATATCCGATCCTCCGCTCTGCAAGATTGGTTCTCATTCTGTCAACTCCTTTGTCTCCGGCACAAATTCTGCCGATTTTACCAGCGCCTCCATGCGTTCACACATTTCGGCCTCTTTTCTGTAGCTTTCCGCGAGATATACAGCAGGCGGCCTTCTTTCTCCGGTTGCCGTTGCAGCGCGTCTTTCATGCTCGGTCGCCGCAAGGTTGGCTCTGATCGACGCCATTTCCACCACAAATTTCAAGTTGACCCATTGCTCAGCTGTAAGCATCAGCTTAACCACTCCGCTTATCCTCCTTCGCTTCCTGCATCCGCCTGACGAGCCGCGCCAGACGGGCGTTTTGTGTAATGAGCTTCTGCGCGTCCATGTCCATCCCCTTGCGCTTCAGCCCGCCGATGATCTGCGCCGCCTGGCACTCGCAGACCAGCACCGCCTCGATCAGATCATGCAGCTCCTGCGCATCCAGCGTCAGGGTGTATGTACGGGCATTTGCCATGGTTAATAGCCTCCTTCGTGTTCCAGCAGCCAGTTTTTCAGCTGCACCTGCGCAACCGCGAAGCACAGCTCCGCGTCGCAGTCCTGGACGTTGACAAGTTCTTCGTCGTCCCCGTCGTAGGCGGTTCCCCTCCGCCACACCCGGACACCCCAGTCCGTCACTTTGCTGTAGGTGATCTCAAGGTGCATCGGGTAGGTCTTCACCTTCTCGGCAAAAAACTTGAGGAAATCATCCATTCCCAAGCTCCTTTCTGAGTCGCCCCGCGATGGCTGCGCAGCGTTCTGCGTGCTCACATCTGATCTCTGTATCCGTGAAGCCCTCAGCGTGCCTCTCGCATGTGCTCCCGTATGCCGTCAGTTTTTTCACCGTCGCTTCAAACAGCGGGCAGTTTTGGCAATAATCCTCTACGATCAGCTCTATCACGTCTTCTTCGCCTCCTTCTGTTCCTGTTCCCGGCGGTATCGCTCCGCCGCCCAGCGGGCAAAGGCGTCGATCACGGGCTCGCCGTTTTCTTCGCCGGGATGCTTAAATTCAAAAGTTTCGCCGGGGAGAAATCTCCCGTCCGGACCCCGTTTCCCAAAAACGGCGATCATGGTCTCACGCCTCCTTCCGCTCCTCCTGCTTGCCTTCCTTCGCCAGCGCCATGCCATAGGCGATATCGCTCAGACGCTGCATCTGCGCGGGCGTCAGCTTCTCGGTGCTTTTGTTCAGGTTTTCGATTGCCTGCTTTTCCTTCTCGGACATTTTTCTCACCTCGCGTTGTTGCGACATTTTGCTGTCACGTTTTGTATTGTGACTACACAATACCACCTTTTAAATGTTTTGTCAATACATTTACGCAAAATATTTTTATTCTTTTTGTATTGACAATACATCGAAGCCGTGTATAATATAGTCAAGGGAGGTGATACGGTGACGATCAATGATCGGATCAAGGATATCCGCCGGAGCACAGGCTTGTCGCAGACCGATTTTGCCGAGCGGCTCGGCACGACGCGCGGGGTGATTACAAATCTTGAAGGGGAGAAAACCACACCGAACGAGCCGTTTATCAAACTGATCTGCCGGGAATTTAACATCGACGAGCATTGGCTCCGCACCGGCGATGGCGAAATGCGGCAGAAGCTGACGCGGAATCAGGAGATTGCGGAGTTTATGGGCGTCGTGATGCACGATCCCGACGACGCGCCGCGCAAGCGGTTTGTATCGATCATCAGCAAACTCAGCGCCGACGAGTGGCAGCTGCTGGCCGAGATCGCAAAAAAAATGGCCGAGGACGAATAACCGTCCCCGGCCTATTTTTTATTCCCGCGCCTATGCGACCAACTTCCGCACGAATCTCCAGATCAGATCCAGATCCGCATCTGTGGCCAGCCGCAGCAGGCGCTTGATCTCTTTCAGCAGCAAATTTCGTTCCATTTCCATAAGTGCCTCCATTCTTCCACAAAAATCTCTTCTATTTTTTGTTTACTATTGCCGTTGAGGTTTTCTTCCATTTGATTTACAATTTAGATAAGATGTTTCTTTTCATCGCACGATTATCATAGAACATCCGTTCTATAATTACAATTATAAGATTTTACAAAATTATCTTATAATAATTGGAGGTTTTGCCATGAGGCAAGCATGGCGCAAGGTTTTGCTTGTGCTGGTCTGCTGCGTACTGGCTGTTGCCGGATGGATTGGGCTTTTGAATCTTGCGGAGGTTGTTTCCGCTGCCCGCTCTTACAGGGCTTCTCCCGCAGAGCTCCGCGCGGCTGCGGATGCTGCTGTGCTTCCTGCCGCAGACCCGGCGTTTTCCGGCAGCGGAGAATATACGGACGTGGAGCAGGCCGAAGCGCAGGCGGAGTATTATGCCAGCATCGGCGGCGACCCGCTCGATGTAGAGCCGCTGGAACCGATCATCGGTAAATTTGTATCCTATATCCCCGGCACGCTTCCCGCCGAGGCCCCGCAGATCTCCGCCTCGACGAGTGAAAATGTGCAGACGTTTATCGTAAATACATCCAGCGGCGTTTTTCATCTGGCGAGCTGCTATCACATCCGCCAGATGGACTATGCAAACCGCAGCAGCTACACCGGCACCCGCGCCGAGGCTGCGGCTCTGTATACGCCGTGTAAGGATTGCAATCCGTAGGAGGGTTTATGTACTGTAACAAATGCGGCAAAGAGATCGACGACGAAGCTTTGATATGCCCGCACTGCGGCTGCGGCACCGTGAATTATATCCGCGATCAGGCAAAAGCGGAGGCTCGTGTACAGGCGCAGCCCGCATCTTCGCGGAAGAAACGCTCGACTGCCTTGCTGCTCTGCATCTTCCTCGGCGGTTTCGGCGCGCACCGGTTTTATGTCGGCAAGATCTGGACTGGGCTTCTTTGGCTCTTTACGCTCGGCTTTTGTGGCATTGGCACGCTGGTTGATTTTTGCCGGATCTATGATAACAAATTTCCAGATGATGCAGGCCGCCCGCTCTATGACGAGTATACGGACGGTTTAACGCCCGAGGAATACGATGAGGCCGTCGCCGGGCCGCGCAAGGTGCGAAAGATCGTGATCGTTGTTGCGCTTGCGCTGTGTGCCGGCTGCTTCTTGGTCCTGCGTGTCATTCCGAGCCTGATGTACGCGCTCGGTTTTTGAGATTCGCCCGCGCCGCTTGCCGAACAACGGCGCGGGCTTTTGCTTGCGCAGGCGACCGGGAGCCGTCTGTAACTTTAGTGTAGCCTGTCCACGGTATACTTGTAAAGATATGGCAGTTGCTTTTTGCAGTCAGACGTCTTGCTTTTTTGGGGGGAATGATATGTTTTGAAGGAAAAATTATCTGATTTATGCCGTGAGCAGAAGCAGACGATCACTCCGCACAAAACAAATCAGGACGTCGCCGAAAATACCGACCTTTCCGTCGGCACCGTCTCCCAGTTCTTTCGCGGCGACATCAAAAATCCGTCTGTTTACACGGTCGGCCCGATCTGCCGGGAGATGGGCGTTTCTATGGATGAGTATTTCGGCATCCCGCATGACGAGCCTGCCGAGCCTGCTGATACTGCCGATGCTGAAAAACTCCGCGCCGAGACCGCGGCGCTTCGTGCGCAGCTTGCCCAGCAGCAGAAGTCCCTGCGCATGCACCGGCTTGTGACGCTCATCCTCTTGGGTATTCTTTTGCTGTGTGCCCTTGCGCTTGTGGCCGACGTGCTCATCCCATCGATCGGCTGGATTCGCGCATGAAAATTACCGCCCCGGCCCGATCAGCCGGAGCGGTATCTTTGGAGGCTTTTGTGGATAATTTGAATCTTTCCAACGTCGTGATCTACGCCCGGTATTCTTCCGCCGGGCAAAATGACCAATCCATAGACGGCCAGCTTGCCAAATGCCGCGAATACGCGCAGCATCGCGGATACCGCGTCGTTGGCGAATACTGCGACCGGGCGCTGTCCGGGCGATATGCAGAGACGCGTCCAGAGTTCCAGCGCATGATTTCGGACAGTGCGAAGCACGCGTTTGATTTTGTGCTTGTCTGGAAGCTCGACCGCTTTTCCCGCGACCGGTACGACAGCGCGATCTACAAAAAGAAGCTGCGCGCGAACGGCGTGCGCGTCCTGTCCGTGACCGAGGGCGTCGGCGACAGCAGCGAGAGTGTGCTGCTGGAGGCGATTTTAGAGGCCATGGCGGAGGAATACTCCCGCCAGCTTGCCCAGAACGTCCGTCGCGGGATGCGGCAGAACGCCGAGAAGGGTCTGAGCCTCGGCGGCCTCCCCCCGCTCGGATACCGCGTCGTGAATAAGCAGTACGAGATCAATGAGGATGAGGCCCGGATTGTCCGCTTTATCCATGAGCAGTATGCCGACGGCGCAGGGCAAAAGCAGATCGTTGCCGACTGCGCGCGGCTGGGCTACCGCAACCAGCGCGGGAACCCGCTCACGCTGGCCGCGGTAAAGCGGATCCTTGCAAATGATCGGTATATCGGCAGGTATGACTACCTCGGCGATATCGTGATCGAAGACGCATTCCCGGCCATCGTATCAAAGGAGCTGAAAAAGCGTGTGCGCGACCGGCTCAATGCGAATGCCAAGGCCCCCGGCCATGCAAAGGCGAAGGTGGAATACCTGCTGCATGGGAAGCTTTTCTGCGGCGAGTGCGGCGCGCCGATGATAGGGGAGTGTGGGCGCGGCAGGCACGGCGCGACGTATTACTATTACACCTGCGCGGCGCGGAAGAAGCAGCACACCTGCAAAAAGCGCAATGAGCGCAAGGACGAACTCGAAGCCTGTATCGTGGATTATATCGGCTCGTGCGTCCTGACGGACAGCTGGATCGACGGCGCAGCCGAGCGTGTTGTGGCGGAATATCAAAAAAGCTACGACGCTTCCGGCATTAAACCGCTCGAAAAGCAGATCCGCGACGCCGACAAGGAGATCGATCAGCTTGTCGATGCGCTGATCTCCGCAACGGCGGAAGCTGCCCGCCGCAGGATCAACGAGCGCATTGAAACTGCCGAGGCCCGAAAGCAGGCGCTGGAGGCCGATCTTGCATCCCTCCGCATCGCCAGCCGTGTCCAGATCAAAAAAGAGGACATCGTCGTATGGCTCAACCAGTTCCGCACTGGCGACCGATCCGATCTGGAATACCGCAAAAAGGTTATAGATTTATTTGTAAATTCGATTTATTTGTATGATGATACATTTAAGTTGTTTTTAAATGTCACCGATTCCACGCAAATCACCTACTCTGATTCCCTCGCCCTCGCGCCGCCCTCCGTTTCGGATTTCGGCGCGTCCGGTGTACCAGATATGCACTTATCCGAACACATCATATTTGTAAATGGTGTTATTGGGATGATCGTGCAGAGATGAAAATACCCTCTCCGGATTGGAGAGGGTATTTTTTTATTTTGCGATATGCTCATAATACTCCATCAGCTTTCGCTCCGGGCCGGGGCCGTCCTTGTCGAGCAAAAACGCCTTTGCCAGGGCGGCGTAGAATTCCGGGCGGTTGAGGCCGAACTCTACGGCGACGGGGTAGTAGTCCGAGTACATCATGTTCATGGTCACGCCCCACGCCCATTGCGGGACCACAGGTGCCTGAATGCCCATGCTCTCTGCAACGGCCGTTGTCTGTTCCATCGTCCAGTGCGGGCCGGTCGAGCCGTCGGCGTTCTGCATATGCTCGGCCCAGTGTATGGCCGTTTCTCGGTCAAACGCTGCCGCATCCGGTTCGTCTGTGCGGCAGTCCAGCTTTTCCAGCCTGCGGATCGTCTTCGCGTACAGGCCGACTTCCTCCGCGCTGCCGAGCGTCACCGGCTTTTCCATCGCCTCGCGCAGCTTTTCGTAAAGCTTTGTGATATAGTCCTTCATCTCGTCACGCCTCCTGCATGTATCGGTAGAGTTTGTCCACGTCGTTCTGGTCAAATCGCATATCGCCCAGCAGCGGGACGGATACGGTCAGCTTGTTCTCAAAGCGCGGACGCGCCGCGTTATAGAGCTTGTCGAGGTCGATGTTTCCGGCGTCGTCGAAGATCTGCATCATCTTTACCGCCGGATTTTCGCGCAGCGCGAGGATCTTCTCGCGGCTGCCCTCCATGATGAGTGCAAGCATGATCCCGGCCCCGATGCCCTTGCCGCCCGGCAGGTGCGGAATGACCTCATTGTCTGCGTAGCGCATCGCGCCGCGCATGGCCTGATCTATCGTCACTGTCATTGCAGATTTCCTCCTTTAAGGATGGGGCGGCTATTGCCGCCCCTTTTGCTTAGCTGTTGCAGCACCCGCCGCACTTCGGGATCGGGTTGTAGAGCGACTGCGCCGTGGTCGCGGTGCCCGTGGTGACGTCGGCGACCTGCTTGGGGTAAAAGGTCGCGTTGACATACGTCACGATGGAATTGTCGTTGCAGCAGCGGCGCTCGGCCTCCATCTTGACCGCGCCAAGGGCTTCCTTGCGGACAGACTCGACGTCCTGCTTGACCAGCGCGAAGCTGTCCTCGGTGCGCTGGTTGTGGACGGCCTGCTTGCACAGTGCCTCACGGACGTCCTTGAGCTGCCCATCGATATAACCGTACACCTCCAGCATCTTGCCGTCGTTGTACGTGTTGGCCTTGAGCAGCGCGATCTCGCTGTCCTTCGCGGCCAGCTGCTGCGCCGTCAGACGCTGATCGATGCTGCGGAAGCCGCAGTTCATAGCGTCGATGATGTCGCGGGTGGTGTTCTGCATGAGATTGCGGGTGTCACTGGCCTGCGTGGCGAGGTTGTAATTCACGCCCATGATGGCCTCGCGCTGCTCGCAGCAGCAGCTTGCGATCTGCGCCTGAAGGGCGCTCAGCTGCTGCATGAACGCCATCTGCGCGTTGCAGCGCGCGATTTCGGCCTGCGAGAAGCCGCTGGTCACGGCCTGCGTTACACCAGCAAAGCCGTTGAGCACGCCGGTGTTCATGGCATAGAAGCCGTCACACAGCCCGGAGTTCACGCCATCCAGCTTGCGCTCGAGGTTTGCGAAGTCAGACGTGAGCACATAACCATTCATCGCGCCGCCGTTTCCATTACCTCCCCAACCGTTGCCGCCCCAGCCATTGCCGCCCCAGCCGAGGAGAAACAGCACGGCGAACCACATCCAGTTATCGCCCCACATGCCCATACCGCCGCCGTAGTTATTGGCGGGCTGAAGGGGCATAGTCGGCTGAATGCCGTCAGTAGAAAGACTCATAAAATTCTCCTTTCGTAGATTTTTTGAAATTTATCTCAATCGTGGCCACGAATTGAAATCCGTTTTATCCGATCAGCTGCCGGAACTGCGCCGCCATCTGCTGCAGCTGATTCAGCTGCTGCTGCGAGATTTTCCCGCTTCGTACCAGCTTTTCGACCTCTGCTTTTGGATCCCCCTGAAAGCTATTCTGGAATTGACGGAACCGCTGTATCATGTTCTGGAACTGCCCCATCTGGCCGGGCATCTGTCCGCCGCCGAGCGCATTAAACAGTGGGTTCATTGTCCGCCTCCTTCATCTTTCGCGGTCTGACGCTTGGAGCGGCCAGCTTCGCCACAAGCTCGTCGAACTCCTTGCGCGTCACGTATTCCTCCATCATGCCTTTTCGCGCCGCCGTGGGCGTTATAACGGCCTGTGCGCGCTCTACAAGGTCGTAGGTCGTCATGGCCGGTTTCCCGCTCGCGTCGGCCTTTTTCACGTACACGACAGGCGCATTCATATCCCACAATGTAACGGCGTTGTTAGGCGCTACAATGAAGTCGTTCGCCGCCTGCTCGTTCGGAACCCAGATGATCGACTGGTTCTGCGGCTGCTGTGGCTGCGGCTGATAAGCTGGCATCTGCGGCGCGGGCTGATACTGCGGACGCATCTGCATCTGCGGCTCCTGCATCTGCGGCATGGGCGGCTGATTGTAAATCGGCTGCTGATACACATACGGCTGTTGTCCAAACATCATGTTTCCTCCTTTGCCCAATAAAACAGTGGAATTTCACTCCCAGAATCCCACGTGTCAAAATAAGTCCCATCCTCCACGCACACAACGTGGCTTGATAACGCCAGCACATACACGCCGCGCGGATGATCTTCGCAGAAATCCGCGACGGTATAGCAGTTCGGGCACGTGTTCGGTATCACGTTCCGCGTAAATCCCTGCTGCCGGAGGTAAGCGCTCCATACGCTGTTTGCGCTTGGCAGATCGCCCATGATCAGCCCTTGCAGGCACAGGCCGATATACACCTCGTCCCAGCTCTTCCCGGTCGCCTTTGCGATGGCCCGGACGGTGCAGTCCCCGACCTTCTGCCCGGCGGGGTTTGGATTGAAATAAGAAAAGCCCATACCGAACACTCCTTTGATGTATCCAGTATGGGCCTTTTTGCGGCTTCTTGTGCCTCAGTTGTGTATCAATTTGGTTCAGAATTTAAGCCCGTGGTTATTCCACGGGCTTAGTTTTTGTTATTGTTCGTTTACAGCCAGAATCTCCGCCGCCATCGCGGCCACATACGGCGGGCATCCCCGCCGCCCGCCGCACCAGTCCTGCACGGTGCGCAGCGGGATTCCAAAATACTGCGCAAATCCGGTCTGCGTCAGGCTGTACATCTTGATCAGCTCTGGAATCGTGCAGTGCGCGCCGTCCCAGATCCCGCCGAGCAGTGCCAGCCGCTCCGCCGGAACCTCGGCGTCTTCGGCGTCGCCCCAGACGCTGGACAGCGCCATATCGGAGACATAGGCGTCGCGGTCGGTGTATGCGCCGGTTTCGGCGTAGAGAGCAGCGCGGATTGCGGGTGTGAGTTTCATGGTGGTACCTCCTTATATTTTTTCAACCGTGAGCACGGCGCTGGACGTCAGTCGGCATAGCATACCTCCCACGCGCAGATGTTCGCCGCATCCAACGCGGCAGAAATCAGCGCTTCGGCGTCCACGCCCAGAACGCCGGAGATGGACCGCAGAACGCCCAAGACATCCTCCGAGGTGTCAACGGACGCACCGTCCATTGTGCCGTCTGAAAAATTCCAGCAGAAGCCATCAGCAGTCACGGAAAAATACACGCGGCTGCCAAAATCACCGCAGGACATATCGTCGACTTCAACGGTGACGAGCTGACCACCTATGTCGGCCACAATACCCCCAGCATACTGCCAGTAGCCACCACCATTATTTGCAGTGTCCGGGTTATAGTGGAGATTTGTCTGCGCTCCCCACGCGGAAACGATATTAAACATGTCTTCCATCCTCCAATTTTGTGCCGTATTTTGTTTTGCTTCATCTTCGGTGCTGGAACACCGAAGCAGATTCTCTGCTTCTAACGATCAGAAGCAGTACGCGCTGATGGGCTGACCGTCGATGCGGACGGTGGCGAGTGTATCGTCGCTGAAATCGGGATAGTCAGCGTCTTCAATGCTGTCTGCAAGTTCGTCCAGCGTGTAGCCAAAGTACACGCAGAATGCATCGCCCAGGCAGGCATCCATATCGCGGCAGAGGATCGCGGACTGTTCTTCCGTGTCACCAGCCTCGGTGGCAATGGCAGTGCAAGCAATGAGTTCGTAACGGTTGTTGATGATCTTGGTTTCCATGATGTACCTCTTTCCGGCTTATCGCCTTGCTTTATCTTATGGCCTTATTATACACGCAATGCGTGTAATTGTCAAGAGGAAAATGCGGAAATTTTTAAAAATAAGCGCCGATTTCTCGGCGCTTATCTCAGTTATACAGTTTGCTGGATGTCCGCTGCATCTCCCGCCTGATCTCCGGCAGGCGGCGCTGGACCGTGGCGCGGCCCAGAAACAGCTCTGTTGCAACGTCTACCTGGGGAAGCTTATCCACAAAATAGAGCTGCGCGATCTTCTCATTTTCCCGGCCAAGATTGGCCTGATAGATCACGGCCTCCATATCCTTTCTGGTCAGCCTGCCCAGCTCTGGCGGCAGCTTGGCCCGCGCCTGCGGCGACATACGCCCCGCCTCCTTACTTTTCCTTGTGATTCAGCACAGCGATATTGCCCTTGTTGCTCACTTCGAGATCCAGCGCGGCGGCGAGATCCCGCACCTTTACGTAGTTCGTGCCGTTTTTCAGGATCCGCTCGACGGCGACTTCCTTGCCGTCCACGATGATTTTGCTCTTTTCTACCATCTCAGTTTCCTCCTCTGCATTTTTTCCATCTTCGAGGGCCATCACGGTATGGCCCGAGCTTACCAGTACGTCCCCGCGCAGGAGATTGGCGTCCGTCGTCAGATACTTGCTGCCGGTCAGCAGCTCGAAGTCTCCCGTCGCAGGCCAATCGTGCAGCATACAGTAGGTGGTGCAGCTGTTGCCCTGCTTTTTGTAGAGCGCGGCGACGGCCTCACAGCCTGCGGCCACGGCGCAGAGCGTCATGAGCGCGGAGCAATCCGTCTCCACTGGCTCTTCAATCTTGCTCACGTCCCATCGGACGGCCTTTGCGGCCTCGTACGCCGTGTTCCGGTCGCTCATATCGTAACCGATGTTCCGGTTTTTAATGGCCGCCTCGCACGTCTGCGCGGCCCGCTCGGCCTTTTTGCGGCTCTTGTAGCGCAGGACGCCGAGCCAATGGCCATTATACCAGTTGGAGATGTTGAGCTCCCGCCCGGTCTGGTTGCCGGGCTGCTGGTTGCGGCCTCCGGTTTCTCCAAGACTGGCCTGTCCGATCTTGATACTCATGCCCGCTCACTCCCGTACAACTCGTGGTGCAGCTGCAGCACGGCGGCCTCGATCAGCTGATCGATTGTAGATACGTCGAACCTGATTCCGTGTTCGGCCAGAAAATTGATCACATAGGCTTTCTTTTCCTCGCCGTCCGTTGCCGCGTAGAGCTGTTCCGCCGCTTTCACGCCGATCTCTACGTATGTTTTGATGGTTTGCAGCTTGTTGGCGTCAATCTTGGTTTTTAGCCACGGGATCAAAAACGCCGAAACGAGCGCGCTGATGAGCGCGATCACTGCCGAGATAATCTGTGTGTAGTCCATATGTATGCTCCTTTCAATCTTTCAGCACGATCTCTGCGATGCGTGCTGCCGCTTCCGGGCCGTATTTCTCGGCCCATTTATCCATGTACTTCTGCGCGTACTTCGCGCGGTTCTCATTTTTTGCCTTCCAGAGATAGAAGCCGCTGGAGGCCGTTGTTTCGGCCAGCACCGCAAGCGTGATCTCCGTCAGATCTGCGCCCGCCGCGCAGGCGATGATGAGTGCGAGGCTGACGAGCGCGCTGCAAATCAGCCACTTTTTACTGAATTCCATTGCTATGTCCGCATTGCGCCTCCAGCTGGTGCAGGAATTTTTTCACGTCGCCGTTCCCGCCCAGTTTGACGTATTTCTGCCCGGCGATCAGGCGCTCTGCCATTGGCATTTCTTTCGACATGATGGTCAGCCGGAGGATTGCCAGATACTGCTCGTCCTGATGCTCCTGCATTTTCCCGAGCTTTTTGTCGATCTCTGCAAGATGCGTTTCCTGCGTCGTGGCCTTGCCGCGCTTTTTCTGTATCGCGCCGACGACGGCATTGACTACCGCCGTCAGCGCGGATGAGCCAAGCGCTGCGCAGGCGAGGGTGACGATGATGGTTTTGGTGTCCATTTTTCTGTACCTTTCTCTTTTATTTGCCGGGCTAATCGTCCGCCATTTTGATGTAGGTGGTGGTATCGCTGGAATAGCTGATCGTCGGCAGCGTCGTGCCGCCGAGGACGGCGTAGAGGGCCGGGTATGCAGTCTGATCGAAGGTAGAGCCATCGCAGGCATGCCACGGGGCGGAGAGGACGCGGACGGTCGTGAGGATGTCACCGACGTGATAATTCGGCTCCGACAGCTTCCCGAATGCCTCGTTTACCATCGGGTTCGCCGGTGCGTCGCCCGCTCGCCAGATCTTTGCAGCGCTCTGTGCCGTCAGCAGGTTCCCGGCCGTGAGCGGCGTCCCGGCCTCCAGTGGCTCGTCCTCCGGGCGAAGCCATTCATAGCGCAGCAGGCTTCCCGCCGCGTCATACACCCCGTAGCGGACGGCCCCGTTTGCGAGATCGTTTGTGCCGATTCTATCCCGCATGGCTATTCCTCCAGCGCCTTGATGTAGGCATTGCTTCTTGTGTCTGTCCCGATGGTAGGGATTTCTTTTCCCGCCGCGCTATAATCGCAGTACGCCAGCCCATTCGATGATATGTATGCCGCCTCCCCGTCAGGCGATAGTGCAATACTGTCGACGCTGCTCCCCAGTACGTCTCCATATACCGGGCCGGATGCTGGAGCGCTGATCGCAATGATCTTTTCCGCTCGATCAGCACTTTCAGATTCGCTTGCGGTTTCTGAAAGCACCAAAAGCCCGTTTTCGTATTTGCCGTTCGTATAGTTGTCGAGCGAGTATCTATCGGTTTTGTAGGAAACTACCTTCCCGTTTTCCCACGTTGCACCGTAGTCCGCAGAATACCTGTATACCATATATCCGCTATACATCGTGGTTCCCGCACCAGAGAAAGCAGCGTTCACCAGTGCAAAAAAAGCAATTATATTTGCCCCACAATGGTAAGCTGACATTAGGGCGTGATAGGTGTACGTCGACGGCTGGTTGAAGGACGGCGTTAATTCTTTGATGTTTACGCTGCTGACTGCCTCCCACGTCGGGTTGATCAGGGTTTTTGCCTTTGAAGTCTCCAGTATGCCGCTGGTGCTACAGTTCAGCTTGTAAAAGCAGTCCTTTTCTTCGGCGTAAAATACAATTCCGCTGATAAAATCTTGGATTCTTACTATTTCCTTTGTTGTTTGGTTTACGTAGCTGGCACTTACTTTTCTTCCCGTGTAATTGTTATAGGCTCCGTATTCGCCTCTTACTACGTAGATATACAGAACGTTTGGCGTAATAAACATCTTCAGTCCAGAGCTTTCAGGCAGGCTGCCGCTTGCATATAGCGCAAACGGCGTATCAAGGCTACGCGTTGTGTACACTCCGTTTAACTCTGTGGAGTCTCCGGAAAAAACAGCGTAATAAGTGCCGTTTGCATACTGCACATCCGATATCAGCAAGAGTCCGGTCGGCATATCTGTCTGCTGCGTCCACGTCTCCAAATCGGGCGACGTCCAGAACTTTCTGCCGTACAGGCCGACCCATTCCCCATTCAGATACCACACAGCTACAGGTTGAATATTCGATGTCTTCAACGCCCACGGAAGCGGCGCGGCAGAGCTTCTGAGCACAGAAAACAATTTTGGATACTGTTCCTGCGATACAGTGCGCCCGTCGCACGGGAGCCATGCGTCGGAGAGGTCTGTGCGGGCGGTGATAGCGATGTCGCCGACTTTGGCCGTACCCTCCGAAAGCTTGCCGAGCGCGTCATTCACGGTTGGGTCGTCCGGCTTCTTCGAGCCGGGCCAGATCTTCGCGGCGGTTGCATCTGACAGGAGATTTGCCTTGTTGAGGGGCGTTCCCTCGACGGTGGGCGCGTCCTCGCGCTTGAGGTATTCGTAGTGGTTGAGCGTGCCGTCTGCATTATAGACGCCGTAGCGGATCGCGCCGTTGGCGAGAATTTTTGTGGGTTGTCGATCTGTCATGTCAGAAGTCCTCCTGCGGCGCACTCCGCCGCGCCGGTGTGGCGAAAAGATTTTGCAACGTTGACGATTAAGTCTTCGCAGAGCGCAAGAATGCGCTCGATATCATTTGCGCCGATGTAGGTCAGGCGGCCCAGCTCCGGCGCGTCCGGCGTCCCGGCAGGATACGCAAGTGCGTCGCGAATGTCCTGTATCTGCCGCCGGTATTCCGCCGCCTGTGAGGCCGTTATAATGTCCGTTACGGCCCAATCGGTTTTCGCCGTCCATGCAATGCTCCTGCCGCAAATCGAGCTGAGGCGCGCCGCCAGATAGTTCAGGGCGGTTCCCACGCGATTGAGATCAGCGGCGTTGTACGCGCCCTTCATCCCGGTCAGCCATTCCGCCTGCTCGGCTGCGGTCATGGCCGCGAACCCCTTCGCCGCCAGCTCCCGCACCCGCTCCACGTCCGCCTGCGTCCGGTCGGTGACGAGGGTGACGATGATGGTGCTCATAATATTCTCCTCAGAAGCAGAACGCAAAGCTTACGCCGAGGCTGTTTGAGGCATTGGACGCGCCCGCCTGGCCGTTTGCTCTGACTCTGCAAAACATACCGCCGCTGGCTGACGACCGTTCCCACCAGAACTCGTCAACGCCTTCTCTCTTCTTGATCTTCGGGTTGCCTGCCTTGTAATAGTCGTACTGGCTTCCTTCCCCGGCTACGGAAGAACTTGCAGTCCCGAAAATCTCCACCTCGCTGAGCAGGAACAGCGTGTCCGATACCATCTCAATCGTCGTGCTGTTGCCCCCCTCAGATGTCTTCTTGTTTACCGCGCGAATGCCGTTCTGCACCTCCGCCGGCATCAGCGCCAGAATCGCAGGCAGATAGGTCAGGCGCATATCGGTGTTCTTCCAGCCGAGACCGCTCAGGTTGGTGCTGTACATCTGCTTTGCTTCGCTGTAACAATCATGCAGCTGGAATGTCAGCGGAGCCGTGCCGGAGCCGTCCGCATACTCGTCATGATTCTTGCCGATGATATCGACCTGATAGGCCGTCCCGCCGATGTTCATGGTCTTGCTGTCGCCCACGGCCCAGCTGTCCGGGGCGATCCCGGTCCTGCACACCGCGATGATCTCTTCCCATGTATTGTCGGCAAAGCTGTCGAGATACAGGGGCATTTTCATGCTCTGCGTGCCGATCACGATGCTCTGCGCGGCATTCACCCCGTTTTTCGCCGACGTAACGCTCCACGCGCCTGCCTCCGGCAGCTCCAGCGTGCACACTCCGTCTGTCCCGGCAGTTCCCGTGACCGTTTTGGCGCCCTTCACTGCCGTGACTGCCGCCCCGGCAGAGGTGGTCACGACCAGCTTCGGCGTAATGCCGGTCTGGATCGCCTGAATCGCCGACACGAAGCCAGACGGATAGACCAGCTGCGCGGACGTGCCGCCCTTGGCTCTGATCGCGTTCGCGACCGCCGTGAGGTCGGTGTCAAATGTCAAAAATTCCGCCATCAGAAGCTGCCTCCATTCGCGTTCGTGATTGTCGCCGCCGCCCACGCACCGTTGACCACGCGCAGGAATTTGCCGTTGTCGGCAGATGTTACGGCAACAGGCGCCATATAGTCTGTCCCAGCTTCAGCCTGTGCAAGATATCCATCATTGCCCTTGATAAGTCCGGAGAAAGTGGTGGAAAGATTAGTTCCTATACTCGAATTCCTCCAGCCGCATAACGCCCCGTGATAAGCCATCACTTGGCCCATTGTCGCGCCTGGAAGCGCAATTAGCGCACTTTCCGGAAGCCGTGTACGCCATACAGGATCTATATCTAATGCTGGGTGTCGCATCTCAATGGAGCGCATTCTGATGCCAGCTCTCGCAACAGTAAAGATTGCGTTCGCAATGTTGTTTGATTCAGCAGCATTTATAACGATTTCCGCCAGCGGGTAATATATCCCGTCATATTGCGCATAACACCGCTTCTGTTCCAGAATCGCGTTGCGAACCTCATCATATGTTTTGCTCGGTGTAAGCGTAATCGGACTGCTTTCATTGTCTTTTTCGTCTGCCGTGCAATCGATGATAAAAACATCTGCATAATCCGTGCCCGCTTTCGCTGCTGTAATGCCGCCCGCGCCGTCACCCTTCAGGATGCCGCTTGCCGTAATCTTGTTCTGCTTGGAAGACAGGGCACTTTTGATCTTGCCCCAAAAGTAGCTCAGGCCGGTATTGTCAAGATAGGCCATTTGTCCCTCCTTACGTGTCGGCGGTGATCGTGTCGATCTCCGTGTTCGTGATGGATACGATCTCGAACATTGCGCCCAGCGCGTCCCAGCCCTCGCCTGTCCAGGCGTAATTCATGCCGGTGTCCTCGACGTTCCAGACGTCGCCGACCTTATTCCCGCTCGTGGGAAGGGCAGAATATGTCGCCTTGCTGCCCTTGTACTTGTAAAGGCCGGTGATATCCGTCTTTTTGGCATAGTCGCTTGCCGCGCTGAAGGCTGCGAGCTTGCTGTAATCCGCAGCGGTCATAAGCCCGGGAGAACTGGCCGTAGCGGCCTCGTATTTCGTGTCCGTAAATACGGCGTCCGCCGGGACGTCCTTTTCCACGGTATGCCCGTTTACCTTCTGGGCGTCGTCGACTACGCCGTTGCCATCTTTGTCGTACACGCTCTTGAGCATATCACCGCCGCCCGCGCTGGCTACGGAGTCGTCGACGTATTTCTTCGTCGCGGCGTCCATGTCGGCGTTCGGGGCCGCGCCGAGCGTCAGCTTGCCGGTCAGCGTGCCGCCAGTCAGCGGCAGATACTTCGCTACAAGGGGCTTGATCTTGCTGTTCCAAAGATACAGCAGGCCGTCGTTGTCAAGGTATTTACTCATTTCAGCATCTCCTCAATTTCAGTATTCGTGATCCGCTCCGCTGCGGGCGGAATCGTGTTCAGTTTTTCTATCAGTCCTGTGATTGCTTTGATCGGGTGCTGGTCATCCGCGTCCCGGTTGGTCAGGGCTCTGTGGTCTGTCGTTCCGCCGGGGCCCGTCCGGACTGCGGCGTTAAATTCCACGCCGACCGCGCCCGGGGAGCCGAGGTCAAAATTGATCGGGCTCATCACAACACCGCCTTTGAAAGCGCGTGCGCAACGTCGATCTGCTTGATCTCCGAGCCAATCACGTCACCGCTCTTGAATTTCACGCGCACCTGCATCTGGCAGAGCTTCGGGAGCCGAAAGGTCTCCTGCTGGGTGAGGGGAAACAGAAACTTTCCGTCCTCGTATCCGATCTCTCCCGGATAGCTCTTTTGCAGATAAAGCAGAGAAATTTCCACCTTTTCAACGCTTGCAACGTCCAGAGGCTGCCCTTTATTCTTGATGGTAACACTAAGGTTATACGAATCTCCCTGTACCAAATGCCGCACCTCCGTTCTATGTGCCGATAATCTTGCATTCTGCCGCCGCGATTCCGCTGAGGCGAATGTCCATACTGGTGATCGTTCCGGTGATCTTCGTGCCCCACGGCGTTGTGGTCTGCACGTAATCGCCCGGGGCTTCCTTGTCCACGATAATTTTGACACTGTGCGTCTGACGGCGCATATAGTAGTCAAAGACGTGCTGCGCGACGGCGGCAACGTTGTCGCTGTTGACCAGCGTAGCGTCGCGCACCTCGATGACGTTCGGCTTGGTCTGCGTGGTGGCGTTCGGATTGGTCTTGGACGTGACCGACGTCGTGTGATAGTAGGTCGTACCGCCGACCTCCACGCTCTCTCCGCTTCCGGACGTCGAATAGTTGTGTGCCGTCACGCGGATCTCCGTGACCGCTGCCGCCGTTTCAACGCTGCCGCCCGTGTATGTCCGGTCAAGTGGGATCGTGGCAGGAGAGGCCGCTGTGAGCCTCCGGACGCGCACGCCGCGCGACGCGCTTGTGTCGATGGTCGCGCGCAGGGCAAAGACGATCTGCTGAAGCGCCTCGCGCTTGGTACAGTCCGGGATATAGCCCGTTACTGTCTCGTTCTCCAGCGCCGCGTCAAAATCCAGCGTGAAGTGCGTGCCAAGGATCGAGCTTATCAGCTCTTTTGCGTTTTTCTCGCTATAGATTGCCGCCGCAAAAGGCTCATCGTCCAGAATGCCGAGTGCATCCTGGCAGGAGACATCATAGAGCCGGGCGCTCGACCGGGACGAGCTCTTGATGTAAAAGACGCCGATCAGCTTTGCGCCGTCGTATGCGCTGACGGGCTGCTTCTCTTGGAAGATGAAATCGATATCGTCCGAATTGTCAAGCGTGAAATCCAGCGTGTTAATCTCTACGTCGTCGGAAATCACGCTAACGCCCTCGGTGACGGTGACGCTGCGCAGGTCTTCCCGCTCAAACTCCCGGACGATGCCGAAGAAGATCTGTCTGAGTTTCGCGTACCGGTACGGCAGGCTCGTCTTTTTCAGCTCGATCACAAGCTTGTTGTATCCAGTGACGGGCTTTGCGCAGAAATACTTCTGGCCGTCCGGCGTGAAGTCCTGCGACGCGACGGTTGTCTCTCCGTTGTACCACGTCATGGTCAGGGCGCTGCAATAGTCGCCGGTGCCACCGTCAAAATAGAGGTAAATGCCGGAGCTTGCGAACGTGCCGTCCAGCGTGATGGTCAGCGTCGGGTTTGCGTCGAAGGTGCAGTCTGCTTTGCTCGGCTCGGTAGACCAGAAGGCCGCCCGCTCGGTCGTGAGGATCGGGCGGGAGCCGTCCAGCATCCACTGGTTTAGCTCGTTTGTTGCGACGATCACCGACTCTGTGCCATACGGCAGTTCCGGAAGGTCGGAGAAGGGCTGCGCAGCGGTGCTTGCAACGCTTGCCGCCGCTGCTGCGCCTACCGCTACGTCCTCATAGATCACGCGTACACTCATACCGGCGTCCTCTTGGGCTTCATGGCGACAAAATTGATCGTCAGATTGCCCCAATCATTGCGCCCGTCGTAGCTCCCGGTGAGCTCATCGTCGCCGTTTGCTACATAGGCGTCAAAGGTCATAGTCCCCTGCGCATATGGGACGGTCAGCACGTGGCTGTCGACCGGGGCAGAAATGCTCTCATAAAAATCATCGTATTCCTCCGGGTCTGACGATACAGGATCAATTTCAAGGCTGTAGTTGTAATACGTGCCGATAATATCACGGGTCATCGCGCCGGTCATAACGCGCCCGGCGTTGTCGCCGTCTAGGACGGAGAACGACCGCTTGCAGCTCACGACGTGAAGATTGAAATACGCCTTGCCGTCAAGGCTCAGTGCGCTTCTCATGTCTTCACCCCCGCAAGCTTCACGCCGACGCGCTGCGTCTCTTCGTTGTTCAGCTGATAGATCGTGCGGCCAAGCTCACGCCGGTCAAGCTGGAAGATAACCGTCATTTGTCTGCTTCCCGCTACGCCGGTCTCGTTCATGGCCTGCTTGAATGCCTGCACCATCGTGGAAAGCGGCGTCTCGATGTTCGTCCCGCTCTTCTGGTCGCCGAGGACGGCCATGAATTCCCGGTTCGGCGGGATGACCGCGCCGGAGGCGAGACGAGGGAGCTGGACGCGCGACACTGGCGGAATGTTGATTCCAATGGTTTTCCCGCCAACCAGCGGTACACCATCCGGAATCTCGAAATGAATTTTATTCAGCGCCGAAAGCAGTAGGTTGATGCCGTCGATGATAAAATTGATTCCGCCCTCAATTGTTCCAATAACAAGATTCCAGATACCCTTCAGGATATCAAGAACGCCGTTCCACGCTTTCTTCCAATCTCCGGTGAACACGCCGGTCAGGAAGGTGATCAGGCCTTTCAGAATTTTTTTCCACGCCTCGTACTGATCGAAAAACTTTTTCCCAATTGTCTCAAATATTGCGGCGAGTGCCGGATTTTTTTGCTTTAACCAATCGACAAACGCGCTCCATGCGTCCCTGATGGAATTTACGACGGCGTTCCACGTCTGCTTCAGCCCGCTCCATATCTGCTTTGCACCCTCTAACGCAAGTTTCATGTCGCCGGTAAAGATGCCCTTGAAAAACTTTCCGAATCCGGACACAACATCTTTCAGTCCGTTGATCAGCTCCTCGCCGTGCCCTGTAAAGGAGACAAGTGCAACAAGGATCGATGCAATTGCGGCGATCAGCAGCGGAATCCAGCTGCCCGTCAGGATGCTGATCCCGATGCCGGCGGCAAGCAGTCCAGCGATGATGGTCAGTGTGTTTTCCAGCGTAAAGCCGTTTTCGATCACATCTTTGATCCCGACGACTAACATCGCAAGGCCGCCTACCACGAGAGCGATTGCCGCAGCGGTCGGCCCAAACGCAAGGGCGAGTCCACCCGCAAGCGCCGCAAGACCGCCGAGCATACCGAGGAAGTTTGTCATGTCGATTCCGTTGTTCCATGCGTCCAGCCAGAAATAGACGAGCGCGAACGCGCCAGCCGCAGCGAGCGCGATGCCGCCGATCTTGCCGAGGTCGTCGGTAAACATACTGGCGATCTTCCACGCAAGGAGCCCTGCAGCGATTGCCCCGACAATGCCAAGAATGTCGTTCAGTTTGTCTTCGGCAAGATCCAGATTGGAGAAATCCGGCGTGATCCCGCTCGAAGCGCCTGCTCCGCTCGTCCCGCCGCCTCCGGAGGCCTGATTGCTGGTGATCTGATTGATCTCGTCAAAGCTTGCCATGCTCTTGCTCGCGTCCTCTGCGGCAGAGCCTACGCCCTCCAACGCCTCTTTCTCGGCGTTCAGTCCCTTCGCGGCAGATACCTGCGAGCTCCAGCTTTTCCCGGACAGCATACCGAAAAACTTTGCGATTGCCGTCACGACTTGTGCCAGAATGTTGACCAGCTTCACAAAAACCGGGATCACGACTTCGAGGATCGGCTGCGCAAGCGTCAGAAGAGCTGCTTTTAGCTGCGCGATAGATGCACGGGCCGCCTCATTCTGCATGATCGTCTCCCCGAGCCAGCTGCGCAGCTGGGAAAGGCCGCGGGACAGGACGGTAAAGATCAGCGCGCTCCTTAGTACCCCGCTTAATCTTCTTCCGAATTTGTTCATGCTCTTTTCGACGCTCGCCGATACCTCCGCCATTTTAGCCGAGGCTCCGCTGGCGTTCGTGATCTGCTGCACCAGCTCACCGGCTTTGGTCTTTGCAGCGTCAAGCGCATCGGTCTGGGTTATCACCTTGTCGGTGATCTTTGCATATTGACTCCCGAGCTTTTCCGCCGTTTTGTTTTGCTGCACCAGCAGCTGTTCCTGCTCTTTGATCTGCGCAGCAACCTCCGCCTGTCGAGAATAAGCGTCTATGTACTCAGCTGGATTAGCCGAAGTGTTTCCGGACGTGATGCCCTTTAGGCGGTCAGCCTCCGAGCGGAGCGATTTCAGCGCGTCTTCCGTCTGCTTTGCGGACTGAAGCGCAGCGTCCAGCTCCTTTTTAAGCCCGTTCTGCGTTCCGGTATCCTCGTTTAGCTTGGCTTCCATCTTGTCGATTTTCGCAGACAGCGTATCAAGCTCCTTCTGTGCCTTTTTCGCGTCCGCGTCGACGGCGATCACAATTTTTCCATCCGCCATATTTTCACCACCTTTTCGGTTGATTTTTGTCATTATTTGTGTTATCTTCTAAGTAAGGAGGGAAGAAATATGAGTGATTGCATTATCCAAATCAGCCGGGACAATTCTTTTTACGGTTCTGGCCTGACCGTCGGCGTTGCATTGGATGGCTGTGATGTCGGCACGCTGAAAAACGGTGAAGAACTTCGAGCTGTGGCCGCTCCGGGCCAGCACGAACTTTCTTTTTACCGGTATCGCCGTCTGGATAAAACCATATCCTTTACCATTGCCGAAGGGCAACAGAATGCGTTTTTTACCATCAAGATTAACGCCTCGAACCGCGTTGACGTTGTTGGCGGGCTAAAAACCAAAAAGCAGGCGAAACGCCCCAGCGGCTGCCTGACGGCTTTAATCGTATTCCTCTGTCTTTTCGTCTTTATTGGCGCGGCCTTTGCTTCCTGCGGATCGTCCTCCAAGCCGAAAAAGGTCGGAACCTCAGTTTCTTCTTCGCAGCAGCCGCCGCAGCAATCCGATTCCGGGCCTGAAACATTTGGCGTTGGGGATCAGGTCGTTCTAGACGGCGTGGCGGTCACGTTGCTCAGTGTTACCGAGAATTCCGGCCAAAATTACGTCTCGCCGGATGATGGAAAGGTCTTTGTTCTGTGCGAATTCGAGATCGAAAACAATTCATCCCGCGATATTGCGTCCAGCACCATGCTTTCATTCGAAAGCTACATTGATGGCTATACAACCAGCCTCAGCCTCACCGCCATGATGAGTTCCGGCGAGCCGCAGCTTGACGGCACGATTGCCGCCGGGAAGAAAATGAAAGGTGTCGTCGGATATGAAGCGCCGCAGGATTGGAGTGAGATCGAGATTCGATTCTCTCCAAGCTTCTGGGGTAGCGAAATCGTTTTCGAGTATAAAAAATAAGTTTTTCCTGCTGCCGCCCCTTAACCGGGGCGGCTGTTTTTTGTCCCGACTCCCCATATGGCAAGCAGGTCGGCTTCGGCCTCCGAGTATGTTGTCTTCAGATCGACGATATCCCGGTTGCGCCGGTAGAAATCCCTCTCCTGTTTGTCGAGGCTCTTCCCTCTGGCCTTTTTATCGCGGATAGAAACCACCTGTGCATACAGGCAATCTCCGATTTCTTGATAGTACGATAGAAACGAATACCAATGCAGGTATTCCAGCGCCCTGACCTCGCAGCCCGCGATTCGGTTGATAGGCGCAATATAGAGATCAAAGTCCTGCGCCCATGACATGATCTCTGGCTGCTTTCTCTTCTCTCGATTCTCCTGCCCGTGGTCGATGAAGCGGAAGCACTGGTTCAGGGCTTCCTGATAGTCGCTGACGGGCATTTCTTCGAAGTCGGGATAGAAGATGGTCAGCGCCGCTTCCGCCTTATCCCGCTCGTCCAGTTCCCTGTCTGTCAGGGCTACGAGGATATCGAGGATTGCGCGGTAATCAGATTGGATCGCGTATTCTGTTCCGTCGACCTCAACAGAGGTCGGCAGGGAATAGATCACTTTCCCCATCTATCAATATATTTCGCGAACAGGGGGCCTGCGCGTTTTCCATCTATCTGTATATTTCGCAATCCTCGGGTTGGTCTTCTTCTGCTCTGCCGCGAAGCTCGTGTCGATCTGATCGATCACGGCCAGCATGAGGTTGCACCATACTGGCAGGCCGTCGGCCAGCGCGTAGACGTTCATAGTGCCGAACAGGTCTGCGCAGACAGGCTTGGCAAACAGGCCGTCGATCATGTCCCGCATTTCCGCGTCGCGGCGGCGGGCAATGGCGAAAATCTCCTTCTTGTCCGCGCAGCGGTCAATCTCGGCCTTATACGCCTCCTGCTTCCCGTCCAGTTCGTCAAACGTGTTGAATATCTGTTCAACAAATGCGCTGTCGGTCGGGTTGAAGGAGACTTCCGCCGCGTCGTTCAGCTTGAACGATACGATACCGGTTTCAAATTTGATTTCAGGCATTGCGATTCCTCCTTACGCTGCGTCTGGCGTGAAGGTAATAGCCCCGTTGGCGCCAACCGCCGCCGTGCCGGTCGTGCGTTTGCCGCCGAGCGTCACGTCGATGGGCATACCTACCGAGCCGCCGCCCTCGCCGCCGAGGCTGGACGGCTTGACCATAGACGCGTCGTAGCGCTCCGCGAAGACTGCCGTCTTGGCCGTTCCTGCATAATGATGGACGATCAGCACGTCCTGATTCGCCAGCGCAGCTGCGTTCTGCTGCTTGACCGCCAGATCCCAGATCTTCTTCAACGCCGCATCGCCCGCGTCAAGGTCGCACGGGTCAAAGCTCTGCGTGATAATCGGTTTCTTCATGGTGGTTCTGGTCGTTCCAAGGATATCCTTGCTGGAATCCTCCTGCCAGTCATACTCCATGCTGGAGTCTGTGACGCGAGTGCCGAACGGCGCCCAGGCGGGCGTTGAGGACTCGCCGGTGTTCAGATATGCAATCAGCAGCTCCCGGTCGATGGTCTGACCGGCCGTGGTATTAAAAGTAACTTCTGCCATAGTTAAATCACCTCATATGTCAGTTTCATTAGAATTTGATGATCCTCTGTGCCGTCCTCATACCGGGCGAACAGGGCCGAGCGGCTGACAGCTTCCATGCGCCGGACGCGCATCCCGTCGCCCAAATCCGGCGGGTTCTGCATGGCCCAATCCCCGAAGCGGTTCAGCATGGCGTCGCATTTCAGGCGCTTGTCGTTGCTGTTTCCGGGCTTGATGCGGGCGATGATCTTGAATTGATATTCCGCCTCGTGCCCTCCGAGGATGAATTTTCGTGTGATGTACGCGCCCTGAATGGTGGACAGGGCCATACTCGCCGAGTCGGCGGCGAGGAATTCATAATTAATCGTTGCGGCCGGTATGTCGTCGTCCGAGAAGGAATTTGCCCAGATCATCATCTTTCGGGAGATATCCTGTTCTTCCTCCGCAGATACCAGCCTTTTTTGCTTTTCAGCGTCCATTCTTCACCGCCTTGTCCGCTACACGAAGCCATTTATCAAGATTTTCAGCCTTTGACGCCTCGAACCAATGCGATTGCGCCTGATTGTGTCCTGACGTGTTGAACACAAGATTTTTGTCGGTCAGTACCTTTGTCCCGCCTTTCGGCGCGTAGGTGCTTCCGGTCTCCGGGTCTACCATGACTTTCCCGTAGTACAGGAACCTTGCGTATGGGCCGGGATAGATGATCGCATTCCCTTCCACCTGTGTTCTGCGGTCGAGGGAACCGGTCAAGAATGGCACATACGGGGCTGTGTCCTTTCTTGCCTGAAGCGCGACAATATGCTCCGCTTTGGTACACGCCTGCGCGATTGCCTCATGCAATTCATCAAAGCCGTCTGCCTTTACGCTGAATTTCAGCATATTAGGCCCCTCCGACTTCGAAGTGTCTCATGTCCTGGCTTCCGAAGTCCTTCATATCGACCTTTGTGACCTTGTAAACGTCGTCATAGAGCATTTCAAGCGCCTGCTCGGTCTTGTCCGGCTCCACGACTTCACCCTTGATAAAGAATGTCGTTCCGCCGTTGCCGTCCGTGGAGAGCGTCCAGATTCCGCTTTTATCAGTTGCACGCCAGAATTCTTGCGGGCCGACGTAGCGCTTTTCTGCGCCCGTCACGCCGTCTACAGCAACCGTAGAGAACGGAATGTACAGATTCACCGCATCCGCGCCCTCAAGCCCGCTCTGGCGGACGTTGGCCGCCTTGGAGGCTTCCAGCAGAACGCCGCGCAGGACGGTGATGTAGGTTTTCTCCACGTCCTTGAATGTCGCCGGGTCTGTCTCCTGCGAGACGTTGTAGATGGTTACGGTGTGGGGGAACATGGACACGGCCCATACCCCCTTGCTTTGAGTAATCCGGTCGGCCCGAGGTACGCCAGCACGATCTCACGGCGGCGCGTCTCTGTCCGCTGTATATCTGCCTGGGACAGATTTCGTGAACCAAAGCTTCGCGACCAGCCGCCGACCGTCTCGCTTGATACGGGCCTGTCGGTCGTGTAGACGAGGCTGTCCAGCTTCCCAGCGTCCTGCTCCAGCTCGGCCAGCGCACAGACGCAGTTCTGGACGGCTTCGAGCTTGTCCCCGGCGGCGGAGCGCGCGCGGCTCATGGTGATGTAGTCGACGTAAGCCGATGCCTTGCGGGCGAGGCCGCAAAATTGCTCTTCATCCATCGCCGTCCCGCGGTACACAGTCGCGTAATACTCATAATCAGCGTAGATCATGCTGCGCCCTCCTTCCGGTCAGCCTCCGCGCCCGTCATGCAGGCGCGGAGGCTCGATTTTACTTGCTGACGTCCGCGCCGATGAACAGGCCGTAAGGATCGGGCACGACCGGGATAAACAGGCCGCTTGCCTTCGTCCAGACGGCTACGGGGTCAGGCGTCTGCCACTGCGTAATGGTGATATACTGCTGTGCGCTCTTGTCGGAGTACGGGCCGTATGCCTTTTCTTCCGGCGTCACGCCCCATAGGCCGACGCCAAAGGAATTGGCCGTGCCGTTGGACAGGAACGCAACCTTGTCCTCCGGGAAGAATCTGTACGGCTTCTCTTTGCCGTCCGCGGTCTGCACCTTGTAGCGCTGGTCGTTGGCCGTAATCTGGCCAAAGCCGAACAGATTGAGGAAAAGGCTGCGCAGCTTCTCAGGAGTGACGAATGTACCCGCGCCCACAGTGCCGTATACGATGGTCTGAATGCCCTTGTTGGACGCGAGCTTGCGCAGGATCTTCGTACCGACGACCATTTCGCTCAGCGCATGACCGGAGGCCGCCGCCTGATCTGTGATTGCATAAAGCTGGCCGATGATATCAGCGTCTGCGCCAAAGTCGATCTTGAAGCCGGTGTTCGCGGACGGAACGCCGTAATCGACAGTCATGTTGAGGTTGTTTTCCTTGATGGTCATCTTGCCGGTCGCAAGGACTTCCATTTTCGCGACTTCGGTTCTTACCTTGACCGCGTCGGCCATCAGGCGCATATCGTCGAAGACGTAGCTCACAATGGCGTTGTCGGCGTATACGCCGTTTTCGTTGAGCAGACGCACCCGCTCGGACTGGTTGATCTTTCGCTTGATAAACAGCTTTTCAACCGCGGTCTTTTCGAGAGCCGGGCGCGTGGCGATCTCAGCCTCGGTGTCGAGCGCGTGCACAGTCGCCATCGTGGGGATCTGTGCGCCGTTCGCGAGACGCAGGTACTCGGCTTTCAGGTTTTCGGTTTTCTGATCCGGGAACAGCCGGTCTCCGAGGTAGGCCGGGCGCGCGACGGAAATGTTCTGCGAGAAATCCAGACGGTCAGCGTCGGAAATCAGTTCAAGAATGTCAGGCATGGTGTTTTTCCTCCTTCTTTAGGCCGTAGTCCACACGGGGTACAGGGTCACATTGCCGGTCATTTCGACCTTGGAAACAGCTTCGCCGCCCTTAGCCGTGCTCCAGCCGGTCTGCGTGTTGCCGCTCTTGGTCAGCGGGTATTCGGTCGATACGTCGGCATAGGAGCCCTCTGTGTAGACGTTCTCGTCGACGGGCGGTGTGCCGCTGCCGTCGTTTTTGTCGTAGGTCACGGTATAGCCGCGCGTGGTCTCCGGCGCGTCGACAAACGTGAAGCCCTTGCCGGACAGCGCGGTCTTGGCTGCAGAGGCCAGCGACAGGCGGTCTGCCAGCGCACGGCCCGCGACCATCACGGAGCCGGGCATATTGCCGTCCGTCACGTCGATGTCCTCAAACACGATGCCGACGGCGTTCGAGTTGTCGGACGGGAACGGCGTACCGGCCTTTACGATCTTGTACTTGCCGTCCTGCACGCCCATCGACGCGGGGATTTCACGGGTTTTCAGTACGAGGCCGACTTCGCTTTCGAGGAAATTCGGCCTGACTTCTGCTTTTGTGTTTACAACGATAGACATTTTTCAAATCACTCCTTGTTTGGTGTCTGCGCAAACTGCGCGTTGAATTGCTGCGCGTACATTGCGCCCTTGCTCTTTGCCGCCGGTGCGCCGCCCTGACCGACGGGCTTGACAAATGTGGGCGCGGGCTTGTCGGACTGGAACGCGGTCGGGTCTGCTTCAAGCTGGGTCTTGTGCCACTCGTCGAAGCCGGTCAGCTCGCCGTCTTTCAATTCAAGGTGCTTCTCCTTGAGGTCTGCAAGGTAGGCTTTCTCTGCGGCTTTGGAAGAGAACTTGACGCCCTTGGCCGTGATCGCGCGGGTCATGGCGTCGGCGTAGTCGCGGCTTGCGAGCTGCGCCTTGTAATCCTCGGTTTCCTTGGTGTACCGGCCCTGAAGGTCTTCGAGTTGCTTGCGAACGCTCTCAGCGTCCCCGCTGGACTTCCTCAGGTCTTCGATGTCCTTGTTGCGGTCGGCCAGTTGCTTTTCCACGGCCTCTTTGTCCGCCTTTGCGTCCTCTGCGGCCTTTTTGTGCTTCTCAATGTCCTTGCCGTTCATGGCAAAAACCTTGTCCGCCTGCTCTTCTGTCAGGCCAATGCTCAGCAATTCTTCTTTTTTCATGGTTTCTCCTTACGGGATAGGCTTTTTAGGTCGTCGCCATGACCTCCCGCCTGCACTTTTAGGCTTGCAGATAGCCAATTTTTTGTATAAACCCCGCTCATGCGGTTTTTACCGAAACAAAAAGAGCCAACCACTAAGATAATCTCAGTAGTTGGCTCATCGTGCCATTCCGCGCACTCGATTGTGCTGCGGTATCTGTATTACTTTTTCAGCTCTTCCGCCTTGATGATCTGCGCCTTGACTGTTCCGTCCTTCATGCGCTTCAGCTGAACGCGGAACCCGGCGGCAAGCGCCCGCTCAATGGCGGCTTTCAGTTTTTCGTCAATCATATAACACCTTCATTCTCTCCGGCTGCTCTGGCAGCCCTGCGGCCTTGCTAAAATCATGGTATTTCGTGTTCAGGCGGCGCAGCTTGGCTGTTGCGGCAGTCTCCTTATCCTTTTGGCCTGATGCTTTGTAGGCTTTTTTCAGCTTTTTTTGCTTTATGATTTCCCGCTCAAGCCTGCGCTGCATCTGGGTTGCTTCATATGCAGTATATTTCTTCCCGTCGAACTCACAGCCGAGGCCGTCGTCGATGTGCTCCAGCTGCTCTTCGGAATAGGTAGGCTCCATAATGCCGGGGAGAAATGCGTGTTTGTAGTGTCGGCAATTTGCTCCGGTCAGGCCGTCTACATAGCCGTAGCCAGTCGTCTCCACGAGATCCTTGTACTGCCCAAGCGGGTCAGGCTCTCCGTTTTCGCTTTTATAATAAATTTTCCCTTGCCAATCCTTGTGGCTCGACCACGGGGACGGGCCGGGCTTGTCTCGTGCGCCGGAGTGGGCTGTGATCTCAAAATACCGGGTATCCAGATATTCCGCCGACTGGTCGGAATACTTGTCGCAGATTTGAGCTACACCTGTCATAACGGCCCTGCGGGCAGCCACGTCGATTTGATCTGTGTGCCCGCTCTCATAGTCCACAACTTTGATTCCGCTTTCTGCCAGCTGCTTGACGGCGTTGGCAATCGCCTGATTATAGCTGATCGCCCCGCTCTGAATTTGCAGCGTTGACGAATTTAGGGCCCACTGATATGCTTGCGCAGGCGGAAGCATTCTCTGGCCATTGTCCACTAAAAACCCCAAAGATTGCGTCAGATTTCGGAATTCTCCGAGCGTCTGCCTGCGGATCGCGTCGATATCGGAGGCGTCTACCAGCCGGTCAGGCTTTGTCACATCGGCCAGCGTGATAAGGCCGTTGTAATAGCGCTGATTGCGCTCTACAACGTCGTCCAGCAGCTTGTTCAGCTTTTCCTCGCCGATATCCGCCGTCTTCTGGATCTCCTTTCTGATCTTCTTGAGGTCGATGCCGTGTGACCGCAGCGCCCGAATATCCTGCACCGTTACCTCGTTCAGCTCATCCGCAGCTTTAAGCCGGGAGCAGATTTCTTCCAGCAGCGTTATTTCAAGAGCACGGAACAATTCTGCCAGTTCTTCCGGGAGGGCGTCAAGTAATTCAGGAGTAAATGGGTATTTCATTTGTTATTTCTTGCGCCGCCATTGCTTTTTCTTCCCATCCCATGATAAGCCATTGGCTTTTGCAACATTGCGCAAATTGTACGTTTGCCCCGAAATCGATTGCACCTTAGACCAGTCAATACCAAACGTTTCCCCGTTTATTGCCCCGGCTTGAATTATGTACTTCGTGTTCACAGTTCTATTTGTTTTTGCGGTTTTTTCATAAGAATCCGCTTTTGCATAGCTGAATGTCAGGTTTCCGTTTCCATCCGTCTTCGCTTCCAAGATTTCGTCGTGATGGTATGCAGGGCTCCACCCTCTGGCTTCGCGCATATAGGATTCTATTTCCCTCGGCTTGCCTCCAATAATGGTTCCATCTTTGCTGCCTCCGGCAGGGATTCTTCCGGATTTTCCGCGGTCTCCAGCTCCGCCTGCGCCTCCACGTCCGCCCATTTTGCTTTCCTCCGTTTCACAATATCATCATAGTGCGGCTTTACCCGTATCAAATTCCAGTCGCATTCTTCCGGCACTTTCCCGTAGAATATCACCCATTCCGGGGATAGCCGTTTCATCATTTCTTCGTAGCCGCGCAGGAACAGGCGCTTGCTTTCAGCGTTTGCCTGCGTTCCCACCGAGGAAACCGCCACAACACCGCCGACAGGTTCACCGTCAAAGCACCAGTCATAACTATTCTCATCGCTCCATGAGATTGTCGGATAAACCGTCATGCCGTGCATTTGCCAGTATGCCGCCAACCAATGCTTGCGGTAATGGTTGTATATCTGCATCGCCAGCGGCATATCCGTGTATGTGGAGAAGTCCGGCGCACACACCGCCGCAAACTGCAACAGTTTCGGAATGTACTTGTCCGGCGTGTTCCAATATCGAATGAATTGGTAATCGTCCACAAAGAAATGAACGATTTTGCTTGCCTGGTCTTTTGCTGTGTAATGGTAATTCACAGGGATAAATTCGCCATGCGGATATGCCTTGACCGGCTCGATCTGCGGAATGTCGTACTTTCCAACGCCGGGGAATGTGAACTTGTCGAGATTTTCAAAGTTAATCATACCGGACGCCATGTACCGCTGCGCTTGTTAGTTCTGCGGTATTTCTTGCCGTTTACCGTAACTTCCAACGCACCGGACTTTTGCGCTGTTACAAAGGCATTGGAAAACGCCTTGTTTTCTGCTGCTTTGCGGTTTTTACTGGACTGGTCACGCAATTTCCGCATGTAGCTATCCATTTCACCGCGCGCTCTTGCAGCTCTGTCTGCGGCGCTTCCTGTTTTCTGCGCCGTTGTCAGGCGCGCAGGCCCGCTTGCATAAGGATTGACTGCTCCTGCCGCCGTTTTTAGTGCCGTTGTTGCGAGAGTTGCCATCTGCTTTACGGCGTCTTTCTTTTCAGCGTCCGACAGCTCAAGCCCATTGATTTCAGCAGCGTTGCGCTCAAATGTGCGCCTGATAATATCGCCCATATCAGTGACAGACGCAGCGTTTGCTCGGTTAATATCCTGCTGTGACAAAAACCGCGCAAGGCTCATACCGCGCCCACGCCCAAATTCTCCGGCTCCAATGCCGCCACCAGCTCCGCCTCTGCCGCCCATTACTCTACCTCCTGTTGCTGTTCAGTTACCATGTCCTGCGCCCGCAGAAGCATTGCCTTTGCAGTCGCTTCGTCCTCGCCGTACCATTTCGCGCGGTATTCCCAGTCGTTGAGGATACCGTCAGCGAGGTCGAGCCGGTCGTTGGCCCGCTCCTGCTCTTTCTTCTCGGCATCGTCCAGGATGGAATCGCCCCAGCTGTAATCAGTTCTGTACGTCCCGGCAGGCGCAAGGTTGTAGAGCGTCGCGTATGTATCGAGCGCGTAGAGCAGACTGTCAAACGTATGTTCAAGCGCCGTTTGAATGCTGCCGATCAGCACATATTTGCGCTGCTTACTGTTGCGTATCTCCGTCGCCGTCTTCTCGATGGTCTGCGGATCGGAAATATCTCCATAAGCCAATCCGACGTTGAACTCGATACGGCGAAGCGTATTCTGGAAACCTCGGTAGATTGCTTCGTCGCGGATCTGCGGCTCGATGTACTGAAAGAATTCGCCGCTAGGGGAGAACGGTCCCAGTTCAAACATACGCTTGTTGAACATATCCGCAGTCGAACTCGTGCCATCCATCAGGACTTTGCGCTCGCTGGAGCGATATTCCCAGCGCAGGCGCTCCCACTGCTCATCGGCCTGCTTGATCAGCTGCACAGTAGCCGCGTCTCCGTAGACGGACATTCCGCAGGGGCTGTTTGCGTCCGTTGTGTTGGCCGCAGGCGGTCGGAAGTACGCGAAGAGCGGCCCGCTCATATTCTGGATCGTGATTTCCGGCTGAATGTCCGCCCATTCTGGGACGGCATTCAGGGGTGCTTCCGCGCCGACCGTGCCGGAGGTGTCGCTGTAATATGCTTTATTGCGGATCGTATAGGTCGTGCCGTCCAGCTCGTGCGATTCGAGGCGGATATAATACTTCCCGCCCACTTTCGCGGGCTTGTCCCGGAAGACGCCTCCGATGCAGCGCCCGGCAGGGTCAAATTTCGTCGGCTGGAACGCCGCCGCGCCGGTCACGTCGACCAGCAGCTGCTCACCGTAGATATACGGCTTAAATGCCACGCCGCCGAGCGCAAGCCCCAGTTCTAAGGCGCTGTGAAAATTCTCTTCCGCCCGCTCAAAGCAGTCTTTCAGATAATCCGCACGGGCGCTGCCGGTGATGTTAGCCGTCAGCTCGGCCAGCGTCGGTCGCGCGATCTCCCGGCAGATCGCCGCCGGAAGCCCGACAGCAATGACATCGCACGTCTGCCAGGGTGGATTTCCAATAAACATCGCGTACCAGAGGCTTATATTCTGCTCCATCTTCTGGCTGACTGCCGGAGATACGCCGAATTCCCGCTCGGCCACCGCCTGCGGGAAAAGCATATTCCGGAACCACCCTCGAATGTTTGTCAAAAGGCTCATTTCTTGATTTCTCTCCTCAAAACGGTCATGCAAAAATAGCGGATACTATCGCACACGTGGTCGTTTTCTTTTATCACGCGGTCTTCTCCTGCGTCTTTGTCCCAGCTATAAAGGCCAAATTCCCGAAACGCGTTTTTGCAACTCTCATGGAATTTGATTATGCCGCTTTTGATGCAGGCCCCCGTGAAGCGAATGCCGTCCAGCACGGCGTTGTTTGCTTTCCATACAGAAAACTTTCCGTGCCGCCGGATGCACTCGGCAAAGGACGCTGCCGATGGGTCGAGCACGACACGCTCAATGCGGTATCCGTCCGCGAATGCCTCTAAATCCTGATAATATTCTTCGTCAGTCTTCTGCCGCCCGCTCTCGCGCCCGCTGTGGTAATATTCTTTCTCCATGACGGCCTTGCCGCCATATTCCCGCCACAATGCAAAGACGGTAGGGTTCTGTGTGCCGTAGTCCGATGAGATCCAGTACCGCCCCGGCCCGCCCCGCTCACTCGTGACGTTTCTGGCCCGATCAAACATTGGGTAAACCAGACCCTCGGCGATTCTCCAGAGGCCGAGAATGTAGCGGTCGTAATAAACCGTCCCTTCGTATTCTTTTTTCAGATTTTCTTTAAAAGATTCCGGCAGGAACGGATTGTCGTCTATTGTGTATGTCTGGCTGAAAATGTCCGCGTTGCTATCAAGGAATTTTTTCAGCCAGTGGTCAGGATATTGCGGATTGAACGTCCCATCAAAACAGGAGTATTCCTTATCAAGACGGCTTTTTAGCAGCGCGAAGACTTCTTCCGACCAGTCCGCGACCTCGTCGCCGTAGCAATATTTAATCGACGCGCCGCGGATCTTTGAAACCTGAGAAACCTTTTCCGCACCGAGGCAATAGCACTTTTCCCCGAAAATCCACGCTGTGTTGTCGCTGGAGATTGTTCCGACAAGCATATCGCCATACAGGTTCCGCATCGGCTCCAGCACATTTCGCTCAATCGTGGATTTTGTTACGCCGAGAATGACGGCCAGACCATCTTTTCCGATTCGCTCACGAATCCGGATCGGTATGATCCATCGAAAATCGAGGTAAGTCTTCCCGCTTCTGGTGGCTCCGCCCTTGAAATTCCATCGATGCGTCCCGTATTTTACAAATTCACGTTGTTTCGGACTTAACAGCATCTTGGAACTCCTTCAGCATCGAATCAAGCTTCTCCATTGTCGTCCTGTTGCGGTCGGAAGCAGCTGCGTAGCGTTTCATAAGGCTGTCACCGGCTTTCAGCCGGTCGGATAGCGATGCGTCCATGCCGAACTGGTCTTTGATCTCCCCGCGCATGACCGCAGTGTAAAATTTCAGAATTTCGTTTGAATCCGCGACCTGCGCCGCTTCCTGTTCGTCCAGCCTGCGCTTTATATACGCAGAAATAGCTGGTTTTGATAGGTTTTCTGCCGCAATCACTCTGCATGATGTTTCTTTGTACCCGGCCTTTTTCGCTGCTTCTGTCGCGTTCCCGGATTTCAGATATTCTTCGCAGAATCGTCTCTGCTTCGGCGTAAGCTTTTCATCCGCCATCGCTGTAAAGTCCGGCCAGTAGATTCACCACATCCGCAATCTGGTACGTTTCCAGCAGAGTGACGTTCTTCGGCTTTTCATCAGGTCGATATTCGTAAACCATGTATTTCGTCACCATCCTGTCGTTTTTCGCGGAATAGATCTGCATTTGATTGATTTTTATTTTGATTCCGTTGTACAAGAGTGCTGTTTGCAGCTTGTGTGCAAGGGCGCGCAAACTCGCCATAGCCGCTCCTTTCTGCCTCGTTCTTTCGTTCTCGTGTCTCCGTGTGTGAATAAATATATTTATTCACACCGGAGAACACGAGAACAGGAGGAGGAGGTTTCCGCAGAACGCTGCGGTGCCGATGAAGAAGGGCGTAGAGTTGATCTCTACGCCCTTATAGTAAATGTTAAATTTGGCTCTGGGACGCAGACTTTTTCATAAAAGCCCTCTTTTTTGCCCCACAAGGCGAATAAATTGCCTGTGCCATTCCTGCGCGGTGCGTTCGGACACATAAACCGCCATCGCAGCGCCCTGTAAGGTGTGCGTCCGCTTCCAAAGAACCAAGTCTATGAGCCGGAGTCGCTCCGCGCCGTCAACGAGCTGTTCCGTCTCCGCGATTGCATCCGCAACGGCAGCGCGCTCGGCCTTCGTCATCAGCCCGCCGCCCTTATAGCTGCGGATCATCCATTTTGCATAGGCCCACCAGCCGTATCGCGGCGTGCTCATCAGTAATGTTGCCTCCCTTCGCGCTTTGCGCGGTTCGCATCGTGCAGCGTCCGCATACAGCCCCTTGTTGTTGCATATCTCGCTGCGTCCTTTGATTGCTCCTGCTTGTATCTGTCCGCCTCCCGGCGGAACGCTATGTATCGGGCGCAGTCCGTGTGACAGCCGGTATGCCTGTCCGCGCAGCCCTTGCACGGAGCCTGCACCGGTGTAAGCCCTAGATTTCCCTGCATTCGTCCACCCTCACACATACGCGCTTGCCGCCCACCTCGACGACGTAGCCCGTCCGGTTTGTCCTGTATTTGTATTTCTCGGCAGGATACACCCGTCCGCAGACAGGCCGCATTTCCGGGTATACCGGGATCGAGCACGTGATCAGGATCTGCCCGCGCTCCGCCCGGCCCGTCACAGCTTCCCCATGTGCCGCCCAGGCGCACGCCTCGCTGCAAAAATTGTATTTTGCCTTGTACTTGGACGGTGCGCGCATAAACGTTTTCCCGCAGGCATCGCACGTCAGCTGCATCGGCGGTCTTGGCGGCTTTCGCTGCGTCTTGTTCAAAGCTTTACCCCCTTGATGTACTTATCGAAATACGTCACGGCTACCGCCATCGCCGCCCACATATCCTTTGCAAAGTTGACGCCATTCACGTAGAAAAACCCCGGATTTGCTTTTGTTCCGACAACTCCATACCTGTCTATTAGGGCCTGCCGAATGTTCTTATCCTTCGCGCTCAGGCGGCCGCACAGGTATAGCTTTTCTTCTCGCCTGTATATCCTTTTCGGCTCATATCCGCCAGATCTCAATGCAATTTCCCAGAATCGCCCGACCCAGACGCAGGTGTCGAACACCTCTTGTCCGACCGTCATGCCCATGCCCGCGATCATCTCGATTGCAACGTCTATGCAGTTCGCATAAAGCTTCCGATCCAGCATATCAGTCACTGCCGGGTTCTCGATCTTCCCGGCCTCCAGCACGCGGCGAATTTCTTCGCCGTCGTGCTCGACCACCACATAGCCGGATTGCGTATTTCCGGGGTCAATCGCTAGAATCGTTCCCACGCTTTTTCGCCTCCTGCTCTTCCTTTCTCCGCCGCTCTTTTTCACGCTTGCGGCGGTCTTCTTCGTTGTGTCTGAGCATATTGTTCGCCGCGATACCGGCGGCTACAACTGCTCCCCACGGGAAAGCAATAGCCATTTTTATTTCACCTCCTTAAATTCCGAACGGCATAATCGGGGCGATGCTTGATTTAAATTTATTCGTCGCACAGTCCAACATTTGCAGCATCAAATAGCATTTATCCAGCTGCCCGGTGACAGACTGCATCTTCTGGACTTCCCAGAAAAGCGCATAGCAGCGCTCCGTCGCAGTCTTCCGTTTTTCGCCGTACAGGATCGATACGCCGTTCAGCAGCAGCTGGTATTCGTCTCTGCGCAGACCCTTGAAATTCTTCACCGTCTCGGCCATCTCCGCCGCTGCCTTTTCGACATCCGGTTCTTCTTTTGGCGCGTCAAACTCCACTTTCGGGATACCGCCCAGAAGCAGCGCGTCGATGTAGTCCAGCAGGAGTTCCCGCATTTCGGTTGCGTTTGTTGGCTTATTCATTCGTAGACCCTCCTAAAATATCATCCATGCTCATTCGCGCAAAGTCTACGCATTCCTCACCAGAAAAGAGCATTCTCTCCAGTTCCTTGTCCGAGAACCGTTCGGCCTTGTGCTTCAAGCACCGGTACGGATAAACGTAGTTATTTCTGTATTCCAGATTCTTGCAAGTCAGGCAGCAATCCTGCATCAGCTTCCCTCCTTTCGCGCTACCACGAGCAAACCGCAAGCCTTTCATACTATCCGTTTCGCGCAATACGGGCAAAACTTATATTCTGCCGCTTCGCAGCAGTCCATAAGTTCACCGCAGGCGGTGCAACATCCGTCAATGATCTGCGTGGTTTCATCTTGCGTCACACCTCCCGGATAGGCGCTGCCCATCCACGGCAGGACATACGGCTTGCACATATCCGCCTCCATCCAAACCCAGCAGTCATCTTTCCAAATCAAAAACGCGCTATTCTGCGGGTATACTGCGTATACCCAGAAAACGCCGCCGGATAAAAGCTCAATCTGAAACGTTGTCGTTACCTCCATCCATCTTCGCCCCGCAGTTGGGGCAGTATTTGTAATTCAGTAAGCTCACATCATCGTCCGTCTCAAAGCACCACTCTTCGCTGCAAAGGGAGCACTGAATTGTTGTGAGGCTATTCCAGTCATCATCTGCTCGCAGCCACTCTCCATGCACCACCTCTGCAACGTCGGCGGCGGGCGCGTTTCTTATCTCTCTTAGTGCAACTGAATACGCATAATGCTCACCAGATTCTTCCGTTGTGTGCTCCTCGTAATACTTCATCCGCGCAACTAAACTGCTCCTATCAAGATACTCAGCGATCATTTGAATGGTTTGCCTCCTTATCGAACGATGAAAGCACGCTGTCGTCCAAAAACGCACGCGCCGTGTATTTCCCGCCGCATTCGCACGGCTCTTTTGTCCGGTAAACTGTCCAGTTCGGAGTCGATAGCTTGTTGTCCACCGGCGCGACCTTCCCACACCGCTCGCAGACCGGCGTCATATCCATCATGTTTTTACGTTTTTCCATTCTTCTTGCCCTCCATTCTTGCCCGCAGCAGCTTCGCGTACAGTTTGATCGCCAGCGTGTCCTATACCACACCGGCGTTTGTCTTCCAGCGTGGCTTTGCCGTCAGCCCCCAGTTTGCATGGTTCCGACTCGTGCCGATGGACATGAGGATCTTTCTTGCGCGTTTTCTGGTCATGCCTTGCCCTCCGTTTCCTCGGCGGAATTGCGCGTCAGTACCCACAACTCCCCGGCTCTCTTGAGCCAGTAGAGCCAGTCCGCCATAATTGCATCAATCACCGCAGCCGCCTTGTCATGCGGCATGGCGAGAATCGCCTCCGAGGAAAGCTCCGTCGTATTATCTTCCATCACGGATTCATACAAGCGGCTACGGATTGGGATTCTGCAATACTTTTCCTGTCCATCAATTGTCCCACGGATTACTCCCTGGTTGCTCATGCCTTTCCCTCCATTTCCTGAATCGCCCGCTCGGCTTCGGCGCGCGTCAAAAATATGCTCTTCCCGATTGCATTTTTATCGAAAGCCGGGCCGCCTGCCGTCTCATAGATGACCTCGCGCACCGTGTGCTCATACACCCTCACCCCGTCAGTCTCGTACACCTTGCACGGCAATATAATGACGCGCCCGTCCTTGTCGGCCTCGGCAAGCTCGCGGATGCGGTCAAACCCGCCGCACAACTCGGCAATGTCCTCGTAGGCTTTCAGCCGTCCGTACAGATCGCGGGCCATCTTGCGGAAAATATCCTTGCCAAAGCCGTTGCTCGTCGGGCCGTTGATCAGCACGTTGAGCGTGCTGTCCAGGCTCTGCTTCCAGTCGATTTCCTTGCCGCCGATTGCGGCGTGCAGGAATCGGTCGGTATCCGGGTCTACGTTGATATTAGGACTTGTCAGTCGTTCCATAACTCTTCCTCCACATACCGCCAGCTCTGCGGCGGGCGGGTGATCGGCTTTGGTTTTGCCTTGAGCGCTACCTCTACCTCATTTGGCACAGCGTAAAATTCCCGCAGTTCGCGCGGTGTGTCGTAAATCCTGAGGTTGGATATGTGCCAGCCGAAGTTAATGTTGCTGATCTCATCGCACAGAAATTCCCCGATGACTTTGCCGTTTCCGCATTTGTAGATGTAGCACTTAAACGGCGGGTTCATCTTCGGGCGCGTCTTGCGCACCTCAATGGTCTTCCGCCCGTTGATGATCTTCTCACACCACTCCGGGCGAATGCTAAGCAAAACAGCTTTACTCATGCCTTGTCTCCTTCCTCCGGCGCTTCCGGCAGCGGCATCCAGTGGGTGACCTCCACGTCTTGCCCCCATGTATCAAACCATTCGCCGTATGCGTAATTTGCAATGAGTGCCTCCCCGTCAGCATTTAGCGCAAGCTGCGGCATATCATACTCTGGCGTTTTTTCTGTCACGGAAATCCACCGCTTCTTCTCCCGCAGCGCGTCCCTCTCGGCTTCTGCCTTCGCGTTCTCGGCGGTCAGGCGCTCGATGGCTTCAGAGGCTTTGTCCAATAAATTCTCTTGGCAGCGCTGCTTATCCTCATGCATGGCGCAGTCTTTGCACTCGCCCTCTGCGCAGCACCGCAGCGCCTGCACGATTTCCTTCGCGTCTATCATATATCCTCCATTCCTTAGGTTCATGAACCACTTTCGATTCCAAATTCTCCCGTTCCAGAAGATGTTTTCTTGCAGCACCAAATCGTCCAGTGATCGAATGCAATCGCCTTTCATGTATTTGGGTTTACTCATTTGTTTTTGTCCTCCTCCTCGTTCAGCATTTTGTCTATCGCCGCCAGTTGGAACGCAGACAGTTCCTCCCCGTGGGCCTGTATGCCGTGCCGCATTTTCCCCGCGCCCTTCGGCGGTTTCTCGAACAGCCGGTTGACAGCAGCCTCTTCCAGCGGATTCAGCGGGTCATGGTGCCCCTGCACACCGTAGCCGGGCTTTGCAGCGCGGCTGTACTGTGCAGGCTGTGTTCCGCCCTTGTCCTGTTCTTTTGCCAGCCAGCGGACAATAAACGCATTGATCCCGCGCTTTGTTTTCCGTTTGGCCGGATTTGCGTCCAACCAGCCCCTCATGTTCCGCAGCTGCTGTATCACGTCGACAGCAGGGTACAAGCCCGCCCATTCCTGGCATTGCTCCACGGAAACGGAATATCCCGTTCCATCATTCAGCGGCAGAGAGATTGCTGGCGGCGTGGATGCCGCTTGCGGCTCCGCGCTATCTTCCGCATCTCGAATAGCGAATTCGATTCTCGATTCTCGATTCTCGAATACGGGAACATCTGCACGCATTTGCTTGCAAATGATTTCGTCCGCTTGTTTCCCGTCATCAGGCGACGGGAATTTGCTTACCTTCGCACGCTGCGTCTGATACTTGCCCCATGTTGGTAGGTAAAGGAAGCGCTTGCCCTCAAACACATACAGAGCAATCAATCCAGCACTCGCCAGCCCATGAAGAGCATTTTCTACAGTTTTGAGCGTGAGGTTTTCTTTCAGCGGGAAGAGGCGGTTTTTCACTACCGCCGCTCTCCCGTCAAAGCGTCCGAAATCATCACAGTTTACAATGAGCCGATAAAACAGAACTTCTTCAAACCACGAGAGTTTGTCGACGCTATCGCTTGTGCAGATGCTTTCCCGAATAATTCTGTTCGGCATATTTCAGCCCTCAGAACGGCAGTTCGTCGTCGCCTTCGTCAAGCTGTTTGAACTCCTCTGCGCTGGCCGGTGCGGGCGTTACAAAGGAGTCTGCCTTGCTGGGCTTGAGATACCGGATACAGTCGCGCGTCACACCGTCATTGCCCTCAAACGGCTCCATGTGCAAAATGCAGTTGCGGCCTACCAGATCGTCAAGTTCAAAATCGGTGCCCGGCTCAATGCCAAGCGCATTTGCATATTTGCCGATCTTGTCGGCGTCGTACTCCCCGGTGTCGCGGTCGGGCCAGAAGTTCTTGAAGATGTGCTTCTTCTGGTATTCCTGCTCGACGTCCTCACGGACGACGAAGTCAAACTTGATGCATTCGTTTCCGTTCTTCGTTACGCTGTAGCCGCACGATTTCAAATAGCACTCATAATCGCCAGCCTTCATCAGACCGCCATCATTCTTTACTGCTTTAAATCCCATCTATCTTGTCCATCCTTTCAGTGTTCATTTCCCAATGTGTAAAATAATCGTTGATATAACCGTTTGCCAAAAGCCAGTTGATAAAGCATGAAATCGTATCTTCGATAGGCTCGAAATCGCCGCGCCGGTACGTTTCCGCGTAAGTGTTCGCGCCGTCGAAGATCAGGTATGTAAATTTTGACGCGCCGGGCAGCAGATGCAGATACATCGGATGCTGCGGGCTGTGCAGATACTTGCCGTATTCGTACCGCTGCACGCGCTTGATATCGTAGATCACACCAGCCTTTACATAGTCGCAGACGCCGTATAACTGGAAATCCAAGCCCGATACATGCAGCCGCCCGGCGACCGGAACTTGTGGCTGACCGCCCGAGCAGATGCGGGAAAATTTTGCTACAGCCCGGTCGTATTTCTCGCTGACAGGCTCAATTGGTACGCCCGCAACCGTGCTGTTGATCGCCGCCTCGAAGTCAATGCCAGCCTGCATCGCCTGCGTTGTTTCCTTCTCTTCACGCCGAAGCGTAGAGAGGAAGGAGGACAGCGCCGCGTCTGCATACGCATCATCCGCATCAAGAAAGTGCTTCCAGCTGCTTAGCAGGCTTTGTGTCAGCCAATACATAGGCTTTTATCTCCTTATCGTATTTCAGACCGAGTTTCTTGCACTTGCGCTTGAACTCTGCGCCAAGCTCGGCGGCGCTAGTCAGAGCGTGATGGATCTTTGCCAGCCCTTCCCGCGCCTTTAACGCCGTGTCGGGATCTCCGACAAGCGCAATGAACGCGCGGCCTTCCTGCATCGCCACGTCATATGCGGTTTTCTCGCCGCTATAGATCTCGGCCTGTTCGTTGATGTCCTCTTGCGCTTTGCGGAACAAATCCGTCAAAAATGTGGACTTCTGGCCGGGCTTGAGCTCCGGCAGCTGCATCACGCCGCGCACACCGAAGCATCCTTTTGCAAAGTATTCGTCTGTCGGTGTAAAGCCGATCATGCGCTTGTTGCCCATCATGAACATATAGCCGCCGAAGTCCGCAGGCGTCCAGACGATATCTTTTGCGCCGCCCTCGCAGGAAAGGCGCGTCTGGATGGTGTCGCCCTTCTGCTGTTCCGTCGTGTGGAACACCACGATCAAATGCTTCCTGTCCTTTGCGCGGATCTGGTAACACAGCCGGTCGAACTCGGATTTGATCACGCCGTACATGGCGCGCCCATCCTTCGTGGCCTTGCTGTCCTGCTTCTTTGCCCAGTCCTTCATCAGCTGTACCAGCATACCGCCGGTGTCGATCACGACGGATTCCGATTCCTTGTACTCGTCGGACTCCATATCGCCAAGCATTTCCTCGTAGGATTCCACTACGGAGGTCACGCCGCGCTGCTCCGGCCTGACGCGGGCAATGCCATTGTCCGTGTCGAACAGAAACGGCTTCGGGGCCGAAAGGGCCAGTGTCGTCTTGCCCAATCCGGGCTGCCCGGAAATGAGGCACATGAATTTCTTGTTGCTGAAATCCAGTTCAGCGGGTTTCTTGATTGCCATTTACCTTACCTCCTCAAATTCACCGTTCTTCAGCCGATACCAGGTATCGGCCTTGATCTTCTCGCCGTCTACATATTCCGTCTTCACGCAGCGCGGAGCGAACCGTCCTTTTTCGTCGGAATATTCCCACTCCGCAAGCGTGATCCAGCTGCCTGCCTTTGCCTTTACGACAGAGCCGCTGCCAGCGCAGCAGATCACGGAGTCTTCGCCGGTACTATTGATCTTGGCGTAGTTGCCCGAGCTGCCGATCTGGGCGGAGTTGCCCGAGCTGCCGATCTG